CACAAGAAAGACCGCTCCATTGAACAAAATTCCTTGCTTTGGAAGTGGCTTACGATCATCGCCAACGAACTTGGAACCTCCAAGGAATACCAACATGAGTTTTTCAAGGATAAGTTTCTCGTCAATATTTACCAGCGTGACAATCCAGACTATGCCGAGATGGTGCAAACCCTCCGCGAAGTTTGGAAGCAGGGGATGAAGCAAGAAGCACTTTCACTCAGGAAAAAGATTGTAGCCTTGACTTCCACCACAACAGCGACAGTAGCGCAGATGACGGAATATCTTGAGAACATAGAGAGAAATGCTGCTGAACTTGCTATAAAGCTTCCGTTTCCTGAAGAGTTTGAGAGATAACAAAGAGGTCAACGGCTCGTCCGTTGTACCGGAAGCTAAAAAAGGAGGGAGTATGAATCTGGAGCAACTTAAACAATTTTGCTGTGACGATCCATGCAAGACCAATATCAATGCCCCGTGGTCGCTCGGTGATAAAAGCTACGCCACAAACGGGCATATTCTGATTATCGTGGACCGAATCGAAGGTATTGAGGAAAACAAAAAGGCTATTGATATGACTGGCAAGGTGCTTGACCCGCTGAGTAAAGAGCCTGTTGGCTGGTATCCGGTGCCAATGGTGGGCGAAGTGGCACAAGAGCCATGCAAACACTGTAAAGGGACTGGCAAGGCGTATACATGCCCTGAGTGTGAGGGTGAAGGCGAGGTCTGTCCTAGTACCGGTTTCAACGACTACTACGAACAGACTTGCATGTCGTGCGAGGGTGTTGGTTCACTCAGTAAAGAAAAGTGGCTCAAACTTTCACAGCGGTGCTATCGCAAGGATATTACTGACGCCGATGCAGAATGCGAAGAGTGCTACGGCACAGGAAAGAACCTTTTGCACAATTCGGTTGAAGTAGGTGGTGCGCTGTTTTCAGACCTCTATCTTTTTTGGCTGTCACAACTCCCAAACTGTGAAATAGGTGTATTCAATGATCTTGACCCGGCGCGGATACGCTTCGATGGCGGCGAAGGTTTGATAATGCCAAGACGTAAGGATTAAACTGCAATCAAAGGAGCGGATATGTTCGAAGTGATATTCAATCAAGAAGGCGATTTTGAGGCACTTTACGCTGCAAAAGCATGGTGCCGCAGCAACAATATATCATACGGCAGCACTTGCAGGGATGAACCCATTGGACTAATGCACGGTGATTACTATGTGGCTAAATGGAAGAACTTGACAGCAAAAGAGCGCCGGACTGTTGATGGTGTCATTCTTGGTGACAAGAGAAATGGGCCGCTCACAATTAAAATGTATGTTCCAATAAAGCCATAACAAAAGGAGCGGATATGTTTTACATCGGAGTGGACCCAGGCAACGACGGCGGGATATGCCTGATAGATGGGGATGGCAGGGCGCTGGAATACGAGCGTATGCCGGATGTGATACGCATAGCCCTGTTTTTCGGTAATGCGGTGCGGGTGGCTGAGGGTAGCTTGACTTGCATATTTGAGGAGCATAAGGGCGGCAAGGCGGGTGTATCGAGTGCAAACGCTCACAAGTCGGCCGGTCGCTATCTGGGGATATTTCAGATGATCTGCGCTATCCACGGTATCAAGCTGGTTTGCGTTACCCCGCAAGAGTGGAAAGGGCATTACGGGCTGATTAATCGCGTCAAGAAGGGCGGGTATAAACCAACGGATAAGCAAAAGCGGGAGGCGGCGAAGGCGGCTAGTATCGACCTTTGCAAGATACTATTCCCCGGTGTAAATTTGTTGGCTACTCCACGATGTACGACCGAGCATGACGGCATTGCGGAGTCTCTATTATTGGCAGAATGCGGCCGGCGGAAACGTCTAATTTAACTGAGGTGTGAAATGACGTATGAACAGTTTATAGAATCAAGAAGTCACATCGGATGGAATCACGGGTTTAAGCCTCTTTTTATGCCTGACTTCCTGTTCGACTTTCAGTCTGCTATGACCGAATGGGCTATCGAAACCGGACGAGCCTTGCTTATGGAGGATTGCGGATTAGGCAAAACTCCTCAATTTCTCGTATGGGCGGAAAATGTTGTACGTCACACAAATAAGCCTGTTTTGATATTGGCTCCATGTGCCGTAGCACCTCAGATAGTTCGTGAGTCCGCGAAGTTCGGCATAGAGGCTTATCATTCACGGGATGGGAAGCCTTGTAAAAACATCACTGTGACCAATTACGAACAGCTCCATAAGTTCAACTGGACCGATTACGGCGGGGTGGTATGCGATGAAGCCGGAATACTCAAGAATTTTAAAGGGAAACTCAAAAACGAGATAATAGCGTTTATGAGGAAAATACCCTACCGGCTTCTTGCTACTGCCACAGCTGCACCAAACGACTACATCGAGCTTGGCAACCATAGCGAGGCATTGGGCAGCTTGGGGTTCATGGACATGTTGAACAAGTATTTCAAGAACGATCAGAACAATTGCAAGGTTGGACGGCACAGAGGTATTGAAACAAAGTTCAGACTTAAAGGACACGCAGAGATACCTTTCTGGCAGTTCATTTCTTCTTTTGCTAGAGCCATTCGGAAGCCTTCTGATATCGGTTTTGATGATGGCAATTTCAAACTGCCATTACTCACCGAAAAAGAGCATATCGTGGAGGCCCGAAGGCTGGCAGATGGTATGTTGTTTGCCCTCCCCGCGATCGGTATGAAGGAAGAAAGGGAAGAAAGACGGCGGACGATAGATGAACGGTGCGAGTTTGCTGCAAGTCTCGTCAATAATACCGGAAAGCCTTTTATCTCATGGTGTCATTTAAGTGCGGAAGGGGATCTTCTGGAAAAGTTGATACCTGATTCTGTTCAAATTAGCGGCAAAGACAGCGACGAACGCAAAGAGGAAAAGTTCTTGGCATTCATCACCGGGGAGGCAAGGGGAATAGTCACAAAAGGCCAGATAGGCGCATGGGGATTAAACTTTCAACATTGCAACCACATGACCTGTTTTCCATCACATTCCTTCGAGCAGTATTACCAAATGGTCCGTAGGTGCTGGCGGTTCGGTCAAGTCAATCCGGTACAGGTTGACGTTATAACCACGGAAGGCGAACAAAGGGTGATAAAGAATCACCAGCGGAAGTCCTTGAAGGCTGATTTGATGTTCTCGAACCTGATAAAACACATGGACACGGCAATACGTTTAAACGCGGTAAATGCGCATACAAAAAAAATGGGGGTCCCGTCATGGCTGTAGCCGATCAGGAAATTACCGATAGATACGCTTTATATAATGCAGATTGTTTTCAAGGTGTCTCCGAATTGCCTGACAACAGTGTTCACCTGTCAATTTATAGTCCACCGTTTGCCACTAAAAACGCGGCTTGTCTTTATCAATATTCATCCGATCCGCGTGATTTTTCTAACTGCGATAACGGGGACCAATTCTTTCAGCAATACGATTTTCTGGTACGTGAGATTGCTAGGGTTACTATTCCGGGGCGGTTCTCATGTGTTCACTGTATGGACGTTCCAAACAGCAACAGCGGGAGGGATAGTTACAATGACTTCCCAGGAGACATAATTCGTCTACATGAAAAGCATGGTTTTGAATATTGTGGCCGTCACGGAATATGGAAAGAACCTCTTGCTGTTAGACTCAGGACGATGCAAAAAAACCTTGCTCACCAAACACTGACAATTGATTCAACCTTGTGCGGTGTTGCCTCAATGGACTTTCTGTTGTTATTCAGGAACAAGGGTGCCAATCCAATACCAGTCGCTCACCCTGTTGGGCTTATGGAATACATAGGCGATAGAGTGGTACCGCACGAACTCCTTTCACACAGGGGGTATGAGGGCAAACAGACAGAGAACATTTACTCACACTGGATATGGAGACAGTACGCTTCTTCATTCTGGGATGATATCCGGCTAGAAAGGGTATTGCCTTACAAGGAGGGTAGAGACAGTGAGGACGAGAAACATGTCCATCCGTTGCAGCTTGACGTAATCGAACGGGCGGTAATTCTCAGGTCGAATCCTGACGAGGTTGTATTGACTCCATTCATGGGAGTTGGTTCGGAAATTTACGGGGCTGTTTCTCTTGGCCGAAAGGGTATCGGGTTTGAATTGAAACCTTCATATTATCGTCAAGCGGTCAAAAACCTGCAATCGGTAGGGGTAGACGAGCATCGGCAAATATCTCTTGAGGATTTAATGGTGGACAAATGACCCAGCCAATCTACAGAAGAGTCCAGCGCGGTAAAACGGTCCGATACGAAGAGATAGCCATACCCGATGGCAACGCAGAAGTGCCCATGAACGACGATCAAAAAACGATGCTGCTGCACATGGCCCTCGCCGCGTTTGAGACTGTCAGAGCCAGCGAGAAGCCGAAAAGCACACGCTATTGCAAGATGAACGCGACCATTGACAAACTGTTGCCTTTGATTGACGTGTACCGGATTAGTGCATGGCCGCCGGCGAAAGTTACCCAGGCTAGCAACCTTGTAGATGTTTTCAATGTGATGATTAAAGAAGAGTTCGGGGGCGCAAAATGATCCGGTGGAATGACGTAACCGACCAGCCGAGTAAAGAGTTTATCGAGTGGAAAAAGTCATACTCTCCGGATGATCCATTTTACACGACCGGCTACAATCTCCACGACCTGTACGTTGCGTTCTGCGCTGGTGAAGCGGTGGGTATCATAGCTCATTTGGAAAAAGGGGGCGGGGATGAAACAGCTAACAATAACCCTTGACGACGATGTGTTCAACCTGCTTGAGGTCCGTGCCGCGATTGACGACATGCGGATAAAAGAGGCCGTGGAAACCCTGCTGGCTGAATTGGTGGGCACTTATAAAAAAAGTAAAAGTGTCGGGATTTAGGATAGATTTCTGTTGAGTTATACCAATAATACAGCTATAATGCCTGCGGTCAAATTACAATTGAATAATTAAACACGTTTGGCAGGACGTGAACGAATGGATGATGGCTAGAAATAGCCTCTACCAAGAAACCCCTTAGATTCTCTGCCAAGAGTTTAAGGGGTTTCGCTTTTTCAAAAGGAGAAACTAAAATGGGTTTCGAAATCGAAGTTAAAACAGGTGATGGCGGTCCGGTGGTTTTGCGGGGTTGTGCTGATGGAACAGTGGAGTTTTGCAAGAGGGTTGAAGTTAAAGACACCAAAACGGGTGGGGTAAGTTCAGGTTTACAGCCGTATAAATTTTACGCGAATATTGAACAGGCGTTTAACCGTATTTTCAGCATGAGGGTGGCCAGTTCTACAGCCAGCGACATAAAAGAGCTTGTCGCGGCAATCAAGATCATTCGTGAAGACATTAAGCGTGAAATGGGCCGCTGATGGGTGTTAGGTCACTTATTAGTGGCCTTTCTTATGCAAACATTAAATCAGACTGGGACGGCAGTCGCCAGGAGAATGTAATGCAAATAAAAAGTTGGAAAAAGTTTCAGCATTTTAAAGACAGAAAACCGCCATGGGTAAAATTATATCGAGATATTTTGGATGATTTGGAATGGTATCAGTTGCCCGGAGAAGCGGCAAAACTGTTGATTATGTTGTGGCTGATAGCGTCTGAAAATGATGGGGTGTTGCCTGATATCAAGATGATATCATTCCGTCTCAGAAAGGATATTTCTACCGTCACTGACAGCATTAGTTATCTGGACCACTGGATTGAAGGTATTGACGACGAACTATCAAAAATATCAAGTAAACCAGTGATGTACCAAGATGATATCAAGCCGATATCAAGCCGATATCGAAGTGATAGTGTAGAGACAGAGACAGAGACAGAGACAGAGACAAAACCCTTGGCCGAATACTCGGCCGAGTTTGTGACTTTCTGGAATTTATACCCTCGCAAAATAAAGAAGGATGCTGCTTACAGGGCATGGAAAAAAATAAAATCTCCGGTTGCTACTCTTGGCGAAATAAAAAACGCTCTTGATTGGCAGAAAAAAACAGAGGACTGGACTAAAAGCAATGGGCAGTTTATTCCACACCCAGCATCTTACCTAAATGGGGGAGGGTGGAAGGATGAAAACCCTGATGCTGTGTTGCAGCAACATCAACAGCCTTATATGACACCAGAACAAATAGCCATTATCAAGGAAACGAGGGCGCAATATGAACAAAACGCCGCCGTTTGATAAAAATGCAGAAATGTCAGTGTTAGGCGCGGTGTTCATCGACAACGAGGCCATACACACGGCATTGGATATGATTTCAGTGGATGACTTCTATCAGGAGTGCCACAGGTTGATTTTTAACGGAATGGTGGCTTTGTCGAATCGCAACGTACCTATTGACCTGATAACGCTTACTTCTGAACTGACCAAAAAAAAGGAAATTGGAAACGCTGGCGGGGCTGGCTACCTGCTGGAACTTATCGACTACACCCCGACCTCTGCGAACATTGCCCACTACTGCCAGATCGTAAAAGACCGCTCCATGAACCGTCAAATGGTCCTCATTGGTAACGAACTATCGGCACTAGGGTACGATCAAGCCGACGACGGGGGGGAGTTGCTAGAATCGGCATTGGTGAAAATGTCAGTGCGACACAAGAGCGAACCTGTAACAGCTCCGATATTGGTCAAGGAAGCGGCACAACGGCTGAAAGAGCGCCACAGCAACAAAGGGAAGATCACTGGCGTTCCTTATGGTTTTCCTGATTTGGATGAAGCAACAAGCGGGATGCACCGCGGGGAGTTGGTGATAGTCGCTGGCCGTCCTTCAATGGGTAAATCTGCTTTCGCTTTCAATGTCGCAGGTAACGCTTGCGACCTTGGCAATCATGGCATGATATTCAGCTTGGAAATGGGGCGGACGGATATTACAGACAGGATGCTTTCAAGCATTGGCGCGGTGCAATTCCATCATCTCAGAACAGGCGCGCTTACAGAACATGAGTGGCCGCGATACTACCGAGCAAACACCGAAATAGCAGGATGGAATTTGACTATTGACGACACGCCTGGAATATCCCTCAGGGAGATAAAAAGCAAGGCAAGAAGACAAAAACGCATAGGGCTTGATTTCATCGTGGTTGACTACCTGCAGCTCATGTCTGTGTCTAATCCGAAAGAAAACCGCTCACAGTCGATAGGGGAGCTTTCCAGAGGGTTAAAACTATTGGCGCGTGAACTGGATTGCACAGTGGTTCTCTTGTCACAGTTAAGCAGAAAAGTCGAAGAGCGGAACGACAAGCGCCCTGCAATGTCAGACCTCCGTGATTCGGGAGAAATCGAGCAAGACGCCGATGTGATACTTTTCCCTTACCGGCCTTCCGCATACTGCCAACAGTGCCGCGATAGGGTGGATAACTCACAACACGACCTTATGGCGCATCAGTCGGTAGCAGAGATGATAATAGAGAAACAGCGCAACGGAGAACGTAACATTTCAATACCGCTCATGTGGGCGGGAGAGTTCCAGCGGTTTCAGTCGCTGGCTAACCAATTACCGGATTTCTAGGGGATAACATGACCAACTTAACCATCCAATGGCGGCAAGACTACGAACAACCCAGCACTTTCACCTTGGACACCATGAAAAAGCCGCTGGCGAAACCAATGTGGCGGGAGTTCGACACATCCGAGATTGCCAACATGCCGAGACAGCACATGATAGACCTGTTTGGCGGTAGGGTGCCGGTAATCATCAAGGAGAATGGGCAGTACATCACCAACAATGCCCAGGTAGCAGAGCAGTACCGTCAGCGTGGTCAAGCGGTGCTGATGTTATCCGAGTACAAGTAACCATCAAACAACCCCCTACGGCTTCCATTCTTGACCATGGAAGGGCAAACGGGGTGGAAGGTATAGCGGTATAGCGGCAATTCGAGAAAAGGCTTTAAATGTGGCAATAATCGGGGGAAGTAAAAATGAACGCACTTGACGCACTAACACTGATGCACGACGAGGACAACCGGATAACGGAAATAAGGAATGTGCAGCACAACATTACCCTGATTTACGACGATATCATGGCAGGTAAAATGGAGGTTGGCATACCATTTCCGGCGCTGATTAGCGAGGAATGGGAGATCGGCGTGGAGTGCGAGGCTTGCAAGGGGACCGGAGAGATTAACGTCGAGTGCGCTTGTAACGGCAGGTCGCTGCATTCACTGCTTGAAAACCCATGTTGCGGAGGTTGGGACGTGGCTACATGCGGCGAGTGTGAGGGCGAGGGGATACGGTGGAAGAGGGAACTATGACACGTGACAAAATGAAAAGCTGCTACTACTGCCAGCACGAAGAGACGGTATTTGACGGCAGAACGGGGCGAACTCGCTGTTTACTTGGGCATAGGCTGAAAATATGCGGAGATTATACGATTAATCCGGTATGGGAATCACGGAGAGGTGAGGACGGGCAACTGTTGCCAATAGATCGGTGGAAGAGGGAAGTTTAACGGGGGCAATAAAATGATTTATCTATTTGTTAGGAAAGAAGGTTTTTATCCTGTTGAGGCAAGAGACGATAATCACGCGGCTGAAATGGCTATGCACAATCCTGGCACGATAAGGGTAGAACAAGGTGGTAATGGAAAGATAGTCTGGCCGCTACCATGCCACAACAACTGATAGCCATAACGCCACAATACGCGGCATGTCCGCGAAGTTAAATAAAGGGGGGAGTATGGAATGCTCAGATAAAAAACCTTGCAAGGAGCCAGATTGTCCAGACTGCCAGAATGAACGTTTCCGAAATCAATATGCCATGCGACGTGAAGTTGAAAAAGCGTATACCAAAATGGAAAAAGTGTTAGCTAACTTGGTTAAAGAATGCCCAACTACCTTGTCTTGTGAAGATTTCAACCACCGGAAGATAACTGACCTGCATGGTTCAGAAGAAGATTGTCCATCTTGTTGCCGGTACTACAAGGCTTTACATGAAGCATCGGAAATACTGAAATAAGTTAGGGGGGATTCAATGACTCAATACGTTGTAGGCTTCGCATTCACAGAGAACCGGCAAGAGGTGGCGTTAATCCAGAAAGCGCGTTCAAGATCAGGCTTTGAATGGATGATCGGAAAACTTAACGGTATCGGCGGGAAGGTGCAAGGGAGGGAAAATCCCTTTATAGCCATGTCGCGGGAATTCTTCGAAGAGTCTGGGGTAATCATTTGCCCTCTCGATTGGCGATGGTGCGGCAAGTTCTGCGGTGAAGGTTATGAGGTGATCGTGTTCAGCACCTTCAGTGACACAGTGAGAACGGCTAAAACCTGCTCGGAAGAAGGCGAAATACACCTTGTCAGAGTGGCGGATATTGTCGAACTGCCGACTGTTGCTAATCTGGACTGGCTGATTCCGCTGGTGATGAAGAGGGATTTGACGGCTTTTGAGGTGATGGAGAAATAAACCGATATTACATATTGCTTAATTTGAAGGTTCAGAGTATAACTCTAATACGTTAAATTCACAGTTTGACACAGGGGGAATACAATGAACATAACACTCTCAATGCCCACGCAGTACACGGACAGATTGAAGCAAGAAAGCAAGGAAACAGGGTTGAACTATTCCGAGATTGTCCGCAGGGCGCTTGACCTGTATTACAGAGATAAAGGGGGCGACAAATGAAAGTTACTCTTTCGCCAGCACAGCCGGAAGCCGTGACAAAATTTAACCTTGAATGTGGTGGTTCCGTTATCGGGTATGTTCAGAAAAATGAGGAAAGAAACGACCATCATGTAGTAATCAACATGGGCAATGCAGAAGGCAACGGGCTTTATCAAGGCCACGGTGCAACGGTAGAAGCGGCTATTATGCAAATGTTGGAGCGGCATGAAAGATATGCCAATGCCCAACTACGCAGGCTTGCAGAGTTGCGGGAAATGCTGATAGGTGAAGAAAAATGACCGATATGGAGCGATTAATACAAGCAATCACGGCGCAGACAGCGGCAATCACGGCGCTTGTGGAGTCTAACTCTCGGCTAATGATGATAATGGCGGAGACGGATGAGGATGTACCGGCGCAGGTTTACATGGATGGGACTAGGGTATAACACCTAGCTCGGCGGCTGGCCCGCCGTAGCGTAAGTTATAAGGAGGATGGGATGAGCGAAGCGTTTGAGAAACAATTTAAAGTTTTACGCGGAAAAACACCAAAATTCATGCGGGACACCATTGAGTGCCGCAATGTTTTGCAGATGTTTTTTGCTGCCGGTCAAGCTGCCGGTAGGCTTGAAGGGTATCACACAGTGGCTAGAGTTGAATTTTATATCCATAAATGGGGCAAAGAGGGCAGATTGCCTGTCATTGACTACATACCTGCCGAGTTGATAGGCGAAGAAGTAGAAGTTATCATCCGCAAGCGTGGGGAGGGAGTATGACAGTAGAAGAAGCACTAGATTGGTCCAAAGATGTTGGGGGCGACTTAATCTCTATGTCGGATGAAGAGTGCATCAAGGTGCTAGCGGCAGAGGTCAAGCGGCTTCAATCATCCGAGTGGTCACAGAAAAGCGTAGAGATGCGTCTTGATGAAGCTGTGAGGGTTGCTGCCAGCCGGTGCGCCGAGATAGTAGAAGCAGAGTGCAAACGTGTCTTAGCGACGCAAACGGGGAAGACAACTCAAATTGATATGGCAATAGACCAGCAATTGCGGATGGTGTGCGTGTTGTTGCCTGATATTGCCGACGCTATCCGCAAAGAGTTCAAACTGTGAATTGGAAAATGGGGGGCAAAATGAGCATATTCGTTGTCGGTAACACAGTGCGCCATAAAAGATGTTACTGGGGAGAACCTGCGTATTACATCAGCGCAATTCTGCCAAGTGGCGCGAGGGGTATCCCAACGGGTTCAAAACATGGCAAAGCTTGGGATGGCTTTTCAGCCTGTGTTATCTATCCCGGATCAGAACCGAATTACAAAATTTGTCCGATGTATATGAGAGCATGGCTTTGGCTGTTGGGCACAATTTCAGAATTGGGTAAGAAATGAACTTCAAAACCAAAACACCACGAGACGAGAAATATCTAAATTACATCCGCTCAATGGACTGTTGCGAATGTGGCTACCCTGGCCCGGTAGACGCGCATCACATTGAAACTGGCGGCATGGGTATCAAGTGCAGCGATTATCTGACAGTAGCGTTATGTCGGCCGTATCAGAGAGGATGCCACTTGAAAGCGGATAAGAATCCAGCGAGTGCGGATAAGTACCGGCCTTTGGCAGAGAGACTACATCAGGAATGGGAGAGCCGATGATATACCACATCCACCCTTGCTACCCTTGGCACTGCGGGGCTACCGATGGGATGACAACAACAGACGAGCGGAATGTTAACTGTCCGGAATGTCTTGAAAGGAGACAACGCAATGGATGAATCAGCGGTGCTAGAGCAATTGAAAAGGTGGTTGCAAGCGGGAGCGACTATCAAAGCGACCGACACGGGTAAGCCGGTGCTGGTTGTGAGTGGTGGCGTATGCGATGGGAACCTTACTGTGACATTCCCGAAAGAGGCAGGCAATCATGTTTGAAGTTATTAAAGAAATCATTTATGCCTCAGCTTTATTCATGTGTCTGGTTTGTTCGGGCAGATATATGAACAAAGGCCAATATCAAGAGGCATGGTGGTTCATGGCGCTGTTTGCAACTACTGTTCTGGGCTGTGCGCTATGCCGGTAAATAATGACGAGATAATAAGGCACAACACAGTAACCCGTGAAATAATAGCAGGTGTATTAGTTGAGTGCCGAGAATCAGATCAGTCTATCACAGAGACATCACAGCGTATAATGTCAGTGATAAATAGGCGGGGGTATGTGCCGCAGATTAAGTCATGCAATCAACTCAAGGACGGGAGATTTATATAATGTATAAAACATACTCATATGAAAATCTAAAAGAGTTAGCTATAAAGCAAAACGTTTTAGTAAGCTACAACGACAAAGATAAAACGCTTGTGTTGTCCGGCACTATAACACTGAATTGATATGCCAGTAAAGCCTCCCACTCATAAACCAGCAAAGACCAAAGCGCCACGGCATACGGTGGTAAGCGAGACAGATAGCAAGACTCGAAGAGACTTCACCAATGCTTCTGGCTATGGTTACAAGTGGCGCAAAGAAAGCAAGAGATATCTGGCAGAGAATCCAATGTGTATTGACTGCGAAGCAAAGGGGAGAGTACGGTTGGCTACCCAAGTTGATCACGTTGTACCTCATAGGGGTGACATGGACCTGTTCTGGAGTAGAAGTAATTGGGCTTCACGGTGCCATTCATGTCATTCAAGCAAAACCGCAAAGGGATTATGAAAACATCAATGGTTTCAATGGTATGGGGTAGTCCATCAGAAGTCTAGGACTGCATCAT